GATTTTTTTGTTATGGGTGAAGAAACACCATTGTTGTGCACCGAGGATCCTAGGCATAAAGTTGTCTTTTATAACGTCTGACAACTTTAAATGGAAGGAAAAATTCTAGAGTTGAAAGACTTGGTCAGGAAGTACCTGCCTGAAACAGTGGAGCTGTCTTTCCAGAAGGATGCACTTCTTTCTCAAGTGCAGCCCAGATTGATTCTTGTTGAAGGCTTCAAGCTTTTGTCGCTTTTGGTCGAATTGGAGTCATGTAGGACTAATGCATGCCAACATAACTACGAGCAAAAATTTGTTGATGTTATTCTTTCTGAAAATGGTATCCTTTGTCCAACATTGCCAAAAGTGATGCCTGATGGTTACAACTTAATGGGGAAAACTCTCATCTTATTGGAAACATTTGTCAGAGTCAATCCAGATGACTTTGAAAGAAAATGGAAGGCTGACATGAGTAAATTAATTTCACTGAAAGAAGATCTATGCAAGATAGGGATCACTCTGGTGCCTGTTGTAGATGGGAGAAGCAGCTATAATACTCAGTATTTGCCAGAATGGGCTACTGAAAGATTCAGATGGTTGCTAATAGAAATATTGAGAGGCGTGAAAATGGCGTCAGAGGCAGAGGTTGAGGATCAGGAATATCAAAGGTTAATACACAGTTTGGCCAAGACAAACAATCAAAGTCTTGGTTTTGAAAACCTTGAGTTTCTTAAAAGGAAATTCCTATCATATGATGAGTTATTGGAGACTTCACTATTAATCGGAGTGAAGAGTGACACCCGAGAGTCCAAGGTGGTTGAGGAATTGATCAAAACAAAGATTTGGTTCAAACATGAAGTGTACGACAAGGGACTTGGTAAATTTGTGAAAACTGATAAACCAGCTCTTCTTTCGACACTTGTTGAAATGGGATCTTATAAGGACAGTGATAGTGTAGACTGCATCTATTGTTCTTGCAAGTTGATGGAATTATGTCATAAGCTGTCTCGAAGATTGCCACCTAAGGAGGATAATGTAACCAGATTTGAGCAGCCAGCTGTAATCAGATACAACACTCTTTTGTCTTTATGTAACAAAATAAAAGGCTCTAAAATTTTTAATACTAGGAGGAATACCTTACTGTTTTTAGACTTAATAATGTTAAATTTCATAACAGATGAAGTAGATGATAATAGTTCAACAGCACAGGATTTGAGGAAAGCAGGATTTATTATAGGTCAAATGGTCATGCTAGTCAATGATCGAGCTTTAGATATACTTGCTGCATTGAAACTAATCAGACAAAAGTTGTGTCACAATGTGAAGTGGCTATCAGCTTGCAGTAAAATTTTAAAGAGGCATGATGAAGATATCTGGTGTCAAATTAAGAGTTTCATAAGAGTCCCTAGTTATGAGTCACTTTTCTGCCTGGCTGAAATCCTTGTTAGTGAAAGACCGATAATGCGTTATACAGTTCATAAAGATGGGGATGGGAGATGCCGCCACAGCGACCCCACAAATCTTTCCAAAACTGAATCAAACCTTATACTGAGAGCATTGTCCCATATTTCTTTGTCATTAATCAATTCCATGAAGACATCATTTTCATCAAGACTCCTTATTAACGAAAGGGACTACTCTCGCTATTTTGGTAATGTGAGACTAAAAGAATGTTATGTTCAGAAGTTCAGTGTGGCAGAAGACACAATGGGTTTCTTGTTTTATCAGAAGACTGGAGAGAGATCTAGATGTTATACTCTTTATCTTTCAGAGTATGGTGAATTGGTAGAATTGGGCTCCTTTTACTGTGACCCCAAGAGGTTCTTTGTACCCATTTTTTCAGAGGATACCCTTGATTCCATGTGTGACGAAATGGTATCCTGGTTAGATTTTGACAAGAATCTCATGGCTCAAGTTGATCCGAAATTGAGGTCTTTGACCACACTCTTACTTTGTTCACCTTCTAAACGGAATCAAACCTTCATGCAAGGACTAAGATATTTTATCATGGCTTATGTTAATCAAGCCCATCATGTTGATTTGATGTCAAAATTGGAAGTTGAGTGCAAATCAAGCTCTGAAATCCAAGTACAGAGACTGGCAGTTGGGCTGTGCCAGATGGTTTTGTCCAAAGGAGACTGTGAGGATTACGGGTTTGCAAGAAGATTTAAGTTCTTGTTGAATGTGAGCTACTTGTGTCATCTTATCACAAAGGAAACTCCTGATAGGCTAACAGATCAAATAAAGTGTTTTGAAAAGTTTCTTGAACCAAAACTGAAATTTGGCAGTGTAATTGTTAACCCGTCACTGGATGGAACATTGACAGAACCTCAGGAACAGGCAATGATTCATAGTCTTAATAAATTTTTCAAGAAAAGTTTAACTGATATTTCAGACGTGAAAGAGCCAGGCATCTCAAAAGAATTACTCAGCTTTTGTGTCTCACTTTTTAATAGGGGGAAGTTAAGGGTTTCAGGTGACCTGAAAACAGATCCTTTTCGTCCATCCTACACAAGCACTGCACTAGATCTGTCAAGCAATAAAAGTGTCGTTGTTCCAAAACTGGATGAATTGGGGAATGTCATCAGTAAGTATGACAAGGAAATGATGATATCTACTTGTGTGACATCTCTAGTAGAAATGTTCAAAACAAAAGGTAGGTACAACCTGGATCCTGACTCAATTGACTTTCTCGTCTTAAAAAATCTGACAAATTTGGTTTCCGCAAACGTCTCAAAAGATCGATCAGAGGGAGAATTGTCACTACTGTACGAGTCATTGACAGAGGAACAGGCTGAGTCATTTGAAGAAATAAAGCAAGAAGTTCATGTTGCTCTGTCAAAAATCAAGAGCTCAAATTGTGGCGCTGTGAAATCAAAGGAAGCTATGAGGCTAAAAGATGACCAATCCAAAAGTAAGCTATTGGAAACTATGTGGTCTCCTTTTCAGGTGATGAGAGCTATAAAGAATGAAGTCTCAATTCATGAAATCAGAGATTTTGATCCTGAGATATTAGAACAAGAGGTGGTGAAGAAGTTGTGTTCCGAGGTTTTCAATTCTAGATATAAATTGCAGTTTTTTCTTGAAGACCCTCTTAAATCTGTGCCATTGGAGATGTTGCTTAAAAATTTAACAACCATAGCATATATTGATGAGGATTACATGGAGTGTTTCAAATATTTATTAATACAAGGAGGCTTTGATCAAAAGTTGGGGACTTATGAACATAAAAGCAGATCTAGACTGGGGCTGAGTTCTGAAGCACTGAAAGCACAAGAGGGAGCAAGGGTGAGCACAAGAGAAAGCAATGCAGAAGCTATTGCCAAGAAGTTAGATAAAACTTTCTTCACAAGTGCTGCTTTGAGAAATCTCTGTTTTTACTCAGAGGACTCACCAACAGAATTCACAAGTATTAGCACAAATACTGGAAATTTAAAGTTTGGATTAAGTTACAAGGAGCAAGTTGGCTCAAATAGGGAATTATATGTTGGAGATCTCAATACAAAGTTGATGACTCGTTTGGTTGAAGACTTTTCAGAAGTGGTGACATCATCTCTAAGGTTCTCATGTCTAAATTCTGAAAAAGAATTTGAAAGAGCAATCTGTGATATGAAAATGGCTGTAAATAATGGTGACATTAGTTTATCAATGGACCATTCAAAGTGGGGGCCCTATATGAGTCCTGCATTGTTTTTCACGTTTTTAGCCAACCTCAATTTAACTGAGCCAAAGGGGAGGTCAAGGTTGAACTTGACCCCGTTATTAAATGTTTTGAAATGGCACCTGCACAAGACTGTAGAAGTGCCATTCAATGTTGCTCAGGCATACTGTGTGGGGAAATTAAAGAGGAGTTTAGGGCTCATGGAGTGTCAGACTTCAAGTTTAACAGAAGAGTTTTATCATAGCTTTCTCCAAACAAAAAATGAAATCCCTAGTCATATTATGTCAGTGCTGGATATGGGTCAGGGGATTTTACACAATTTGTCAGACCTTTATGCTTTGATAACCGAACAGTTTCTTAATTACATTCTTCAAAAACTTTATGATATCGACCTTATATCTTATACTTCCAGTGATGATCAAATTTCAATTTTAAAGACACCAACCTCCTCAGAGTCTGACACTGAAAAATTTGACTGGCTTGAGGTTGTGTGTTTTCATGAATACCTGTCATCAAAATTAAACAAATTTATAAGCCCTAAAAGTGTTGTTGGGAACTATGTTGCTGAGTTTAAGTCTAGATTTTTTGTTATGGGTGAAGAAACACCATTGTTGACCAAATTTGTTGCTGCAGCACTCCACAATGTGAAGTGTAAAACACCAACACAATTAGCAGAAACTGTTGATACCATTTGTGACCAGTGTGTTGCAAATGGTGTGGGAGTGTCTATTGTGTCCAAAATATCTACAAGGGTAAATCGTCTCATCAAATATTCAGGATTCAAAGAAACACCTTTCTTGACTGTTGTTAAGCAGGATGTCAAGTGCTGGACTGATGGCTCCAGAGGTTACCGACTTCAGTGGAACATTGAGAATTGCATGGGTGACTCTGAAGTTCTGAGTTTAGTTAGGAGGAGTGCTAGAAGGGTTTTTGTAGGAATAAAGAACGGTAGGATTTTTGAAGAAAACCTGATTGGCCTAATAGGTAGAGGGGGTGATCAAGCATTACAAGGGTTTCTCCTCTATGCTGGTGTGTCCGAAGAGGAGATTGACAGAGCATTGAGTTTTAGATGGCTGAATCCTTCTACATTTGGAGACTTGAGACTGGTGTTGAGGACAAAGATCATGTCCAGCAGACGTGTTCTAGAAAAGGAGAATGTCCCTAGTCTGATAAAGACTTTGCAATCCAGAATGTCAAGAAATTTTACAAAAGGGGTGAAAAAGATACTGGCTGAGTCTATCAATAAATCTGCGTTTCAGTCATCAATAGCATCCGGGTTTATAGGGTTTTGTAAGAGTATGGGGAGTAAGTGTGTTAGAGATGGTAATGGTGGATTCATTTACTTAAGAGATCTTTATAAATCAGTTGTCAAGTGTCACTGTGAAGTCTGCATAAACTGGAAAGATGTTGTGTATTGTAACAACTCTGTTAAGCACATTTCTCGGTTCACTAGATCAATAATGTGGGATTATTTCACACTAGTTCTAACAAACGCATGTGAACTTGGTGAGTGGGTTTTTTCAGATGTAAAACTTCCAGCAACAGCCAATATATTAAGCAATCCCAACCTCTTTTGGGCAGTTAAGCCCAGGACAAGAAAACTTATTGAGGATAGGCTTGGATTGAATCAGATTTTGCAGTCAATTCGGAAAAATTATCCCAAACTTTTTGAAGAATATCTATTACCATTTATGAATGACTTACAAACTAATCAAATGATGAACCCCACAAAAATTAAATTCCTGGACATATGTGTGGCTTTAGATATGGTAAATGAAAACTTGGGCATAATTGGCCACCTTTTAAGGGGTAAAAACAATCTTCTATACATTGTTAAGCAGAATGAATGTGCAGCTGCACACATAAGACAATCAGATTTTGTGGACCATGAGCTTGGATTAAGTTCACAGCAGGTGTGCTTTAATTTCAAGGTGCAAATTCTATTTTCATCAATGATTGATCCACTTATTATGTCAACCTCAGTTTTAAAATCTTTCTTCTGGTATAATGAAGTCTTGCACATTAGTGAAGATGACCAGATAGAATTAGATGAGCTTACAGATTTCACACTTTCTGTGAGATCATATGGGATAGAGAGAGCAATGACTTTGGATGACATGACTATGGGTTATGTGTGTTCCAACATGTTAGATGAAGTTATCACAGTGAACTCCATAGGAGGTGGTCGAGATTCATTAAATAAGCAACGCAGACAACATGATTTATCCCAGTTTCTCAAAAATTTTAGTGAAGGTGTTATGAAGATTACTCTTGACATCCAGGTGACCCATGAAAGGCGCTCAACAAAGTTCTGTATATCAAAGAGTGTCACTTATTCTTTTAGGACCTCATGTTCGATTCCACTTGGGGAGGGTTTAGATAAAGAGATGTGTGTAACTGTTGACGCCTTAAACTTGTATGCACACGGTACTGGTGTCAGCCATCACTTACTTTTGGATGGTGTGTCCATTATCCCCACATTGCCTCTTTTCAATAAGAAGAAGTCCATCAATCTGGCACAAATACTTGTAGACAGTGAGATTATTGATCAAATGACTACAATTTTTTTGGAAGCCATCTTCCTAGATTTCTCTAAATTTGAACATGAAATAGGTGATAAGTTCTCATATGACTTAGTTGGACCTGAAGACCAAGGGAATCCTATAGTACTAAAAAATGGAGTCTTTATGGTAGACAACCAAAAATTGTCCATTTTGAAGGTTGACTTTTTTGGAGACACTGTCATGAAAGCGTTGGGAGCACTGGAAACTATGCGTGAGGTGGAGAATTTTCTGTGTAACCTTTGGCCCTACCTAAGACTTACTAAAAAGGTGATTAACTTTAACCAGATTGATTTTGAGACTATCTATGATATGCATAGAACAGCACTGCTAAAGTCATTAGCTCAACTTGACCAGTGGCTTGAGTTTACTAATTTTAGTGTTGCATTCAGCAAACATCTTCAAGACTTGGTTGTAAGCGACAATCAAGGTGATCTAAGACTTAAAGGTGTTACTTGCAGGTCATTTAAAAGGGACCACCGCATCAAAGATATAGAGAAGACGGTCAGCGCCCCGGGGACTCCCCACGGGGGGCCCCTTGGGGCCCCCCGGGGGAGTGTGGGATGCACTAGATTTCTGGCATTGGTGGTGCAGATGGTATTGTCGGAACATTGATGACTGTGGGCAGCCTTTCCCCACAGATGTCACAAAAATCAGCTTTCTGTAACATAGTTGTTAGACACTTCAGACACAGATAATGATTAGAACATTTCACCAGATTCTTATCTGCAAACCAACAGCATCTGCAATTGTGTCTACCATAAAGGCTAGGTTCAGCCTGCCTTGTTAGCATCGTTATGGTCCTACAGTCCTCTGGGTTGTGATTTGCCAGTTGTTTGGGCTGGGATTTGGTGCCAGTGTTGCCCATGGTGGACACTTTGTTGGTCTAGTTGGGTTGTGATAAAGTGTGAGAGTAAAGGGTGGGTATCAACACTGCAGAGCAGGAACAAAATTGTACCAGCTACGCCTAGGATCCCCGGTGCCTTTAGATATGGTAAATGAAAACTTGGGCATAA